AGCACGGACCAAGATGAAATCAAAGCTCAACATGACTCGATCCGAGATCATACAGCCTTTTCTACGCTTCCTCCGATCAAGGTGGTCAAGCGCATTGGTGCAATTAACAAGGTTGCCCCCGGTCTTCCTCTTCCTGTAACGAATCCGAATGACTACACGTTCATGGAGCCTCCGGCTCGTGAGCCTACGGTAGCATTTAACCTGATTCAGCGGGTTGAGGCAAATCATGCCGCGTACTTCGGCACAATTAACCCATTGGTTGCTCCAGAGAAGACGCAGATGACGCAGCAGATGCTCATCAACTCTTGGCTGCTTAGCTGGAGAAGCGTATTCCGCCAGATGTTCGCTCTTTGCTGCCAGTACATGGCACCAGAAGAGATTCAGCGCATCACGGGTGGTTCTTTGCCGCAAAACCTGAGCGAGATTCACAACGAATTTGATCTAAACATCAGGTTCGACGTGATGGACCTCAACAAGGAGTACATCGCTCAGAAGATCGATTTCTTGACCAAGGTTGCCCAGATGGACGCTGGTGGAGTCATCAATCGCAATCGTTTGACTGAGATGATGATTCAAGCAATCGCTCCAGAGCTTGCCAAAGAACTCATTCTCTCGCCACAGCAGGCCAGCGTCAAACTGTTTAAGGATACTCAGAGTGATATTGCGCTCATGTTGCTTGGTAATGAAGCCATATACCAAGAGAACGATCCTGCGGCTCAATCCAAGCTGCAATACGCCCAGCAAATCATTCAATCCAACCCGAAAGCGCAGGCTGCATTACAGCAAGATCAGCAATTCCAAGCATTGTTCCAGAACTACGTAAAGAGTCTGCAAATGAGCGTAATGCAACAGCAGAACGCACAAATTGGACGCATTGGAGTTAACCAGATTCAGAACGGTCAAATATGACTGAAGCTCAACGAGATGCCTTTGGTTTTGCTGGCATAAATAACCTCTGGGATGAGACTTGCAAGGTGCTGAATGCACTACAAGAACAAGAGCTCTTTGTTCTTATAAGCAGGGACACAAAAGGTGAAGATAGAATTCATGCGGCTGGTCGAGTTGATGGTATCAACCTCGTATTGAGCACCTTAGATTTTTACAGGAAAGAAGCAATGAAGCTTAATGGGTTGACACCTTTGGTATAACGCCAACAACCGGACCTTCCAGCGGTTAAACTGGATTGATAAACCAAAATGACTTGCTGCATTTCAGCATGAATGATTCAGAAGTACAACCTGAGGCCAACGGAACTCAGGGGGAAGCGCAAGAACCCGTTGTTAAACTCGGTTTGCTAGATGAAAGTGGTCTTACAGATCTACTGAAGTCTGGTTTCCTTGACGAGAAGGAGGCGGTTCCAGCCTCAGAGGAACAAAAGCAAGAAACTGAAGAAGAAGTCGAAGAGGAAACTCAAGAGACTGAACCTGAAGTTTCGAGTCAAGCTGAAGAAGAAGAAGAGGATCAAAGTTCTCTTAGTCGGGGTGTCCAGAAGCGTATCAACAAACTTGTTGCTGCGAAAAAGGCTGCTCAGGCTGAATTGGAATCACAAAAGCAAGAGCTTCAAAAGCTGCAATCTGAGATTGAAACCTTAAAGGCTACACCTCAGAAGCCGCAAGAGAAACTAGATGCTGGAGTTCTGGCCCTTGATACACTTGAGAAAGTGCAGCAAGAGCACAAGAAAGCCGTTGAAGTGATTCTTTGGTGCGAAGAAAACCCTGACGGTGGAGTCATTGAACTACCCGACGGGAAAGAGGTGGAGATTTCCACTTCAGAAGTTCGTGCCATGAAGAGGAATGCGATCAAGCGAAAAGAAGTTGAGCTTCCTTCACGCTACCAGTTCTTGCAGCAGCAGGAGCTAGTAGAGAAAGAGGTGGTGAAAGACTTCCCGTTCTTCAATAAGCCTGAGACTGAGGAATACCGGATCTCACAGCAGATCATTAAGGAATTCCCTGAGTTGAAGGAAAAGAGAGCGGATTGGAAGCACGTAGTTGGATTGGTGGTCCTTGGTTTGCAGAAGTACAACGAAACAAAATCTGCAAAGAAGGCAGCCGCTCCAGTAAAACGTGCTCCTGTTCAGCCAAGCGTGAAAGCTCCGCCCACAGTGGTGAAGAATGACACTGCAAAGGCCAAACAGAATTTCGTTAAGAACTCTTCGGATAAGGAAGGTTTGACTGACCTAGTAAAAGCAATGGGCTTTGTTTAGCCCTAAACCTTACAACCTTTCACTCGATTAGTTTATGCCTCTACTTACTGAACCCAACCTTTCTGGACGCGGTAAACGCGAAGATTTGATGGACATGATTGCCTTGGTGGACGCCAAGGACACTCCCTTTGTCTCTATGGCGAAGAAGGGGAGCAAGCCCGGGAATATGTATTTCCGTTGGCAGTCTGACTCGCTTCCTTCCCCCATCGTTGGCGGGACGGTTGACGGTACGGACGTTAGCTCCTACGACAACTACACGGTCAACTTCCGCACGGAACTTGCAAACTACGCGCAGATCTTCCGGCGTGCCGTGCGTGTGTCTCGCCTCACTCAGGACATCGCTGATGTCGCTGGTGTGCGTGACGAGTTGGCTGCGAACGTGTCCAAGGCGATCACTGGGATCAAGCGTGACATGGAAGTGACGTTCACTTCCAACCAAGTGTCGCAGGTTGACAACGGAACGAACGCTTACCGCACTGCTGGAGCCCAGACATGGATTTCCACCGCTGGAACTGGAACCCCCACTCCCGGTGACATCCCCTCTGCCTTCCGCACACCCACAAACTCGATCCTTACGGGCGCTTCTAGCTCCCTTACGGATTCGGGTGTACAGCAGGTGCTGAAGTCGATCTTCGACCAGACTGGTCACTACACCTCGTTCGACTGCATCGTCGGGACAGACCTCAAGCGTGCCTTCACTGGTTTGCTCGGGACAACCGCTCTCACGACCACCACAACGGCTGGTGTGACTGGATCTGGAGCAACCAAAGTGCAGACCTATCAGCGTGACGCTGGTGCTGACACCTACATCCAAGCGCTCGACATCTTCGAAGGTGACTTCGGACGTGTCCGCTTGCACCCGACAACCTTCATTGGGACCGTCTCTGGCACAACCTACACGCCCACGGCGTTCAAGGGGCTTGTGCTCGATATGAACCTGATTGAAGTCCGTTATGGCGGCAACGTCGCCAACGTGACTGCCCTGCCCGACTACGGTGGTGGCCCTGCCCGCTTGATTGAAGCTGTTGCTGGCCTTGTGGTTGGCAATCCGCTCGGCCTCGGCAAGTTCGACTTCTCCTCCTAGGGAGACTTCTGAGTGACACCTACCAAAGCGTGATTGAGGTTACGCTACAAAGTGGTGCGACAGGCCGGAGAGACGGCCACCAATTTTAATCGCGGGGTAGCTCAGTGGTAGATCGCTTGGCTCATAACCAAGATGTCGAGGGTTCGATTCCCTCCCCCGCAACCATTTACCATGCTGTCCATTCCATCTGATTTAGTACCTCAGCTTGAAAAGGAACTCCGTCAAGGATTCCAGATGAATCGCGTGAACGCTGAAGTTCAAGCAAAGCAGAATGCTAGGTTTAACGCGATTAAGCATAAGTCAGTTGAGGGCTTGGGACAGCTAAAGTGCCGCATTCCTCCTGATGCTTATCACTTCTGGGGACAGAAGCTTGGGTACGATTGCTGGAATGACAATCAGTTCTTGGATGAGTTTCTCCGTGATAACCCTCAGTGCCGAGTAGTCTCAGGTGGAACAAAAGAAATCAGTGTTGGCTGGGTGCCTTCAACAACCCCTCGCAGTCGTACCGTCTATAAATGAAGACCGTTCCGTTTGGTGACATCCTAGCTGAATCCTGCCAGTTGGTTGGGTTGGACCGTACTGTCATCAACGACAAGACGTTTGGTGCTATTCGTGACTTCTGCTCGCGTCGTGTTGGCTCTATCTGGGACAGGGAAGAATGGCCGGATGTTGACCGTTACGTGTCTGCATATCCCGGCACTCCTGTGACTGGAGTGACTGCTGTTAGCCAGCTTCTGACAACGGAAGATCC